AGTTGAAGAGGTATGCCTAGTGCTTCAGATAAACTACCAGTTGCCTCTTCCATTAGTTATCATTCTTACTATTTAATAGATGTTTCTGATATTCTTTAAAATTAATTTTAGGTTTGGTTATAGGAAGTTTTGCAGTTCCTACTTTTGACTTTCTAACTTCTTCTTCATAAAAATTCATATAAGAATAATAAGTTTGAACTCCAATTTCATATTTTCTACATATTTTTCTTATGCTTAATCCTAATTTTCTATCTTCTAAAATTTTCTTTTGAACTGAAAAATTAAATTTGCTTGGTCTGCCAATTTTCTTTCCTTGTTCTCTTCTTTTATTAATGCCTTCTTTGATTAAATTAGAATGATTAGTTTTTTGGAAAGAAATGATACCATGCATTATTTTATGGTGCCAAGAACAAAGTGTTATCGTGGCATGTTCACTAATAAATCCTCGATCAAACAATGCATTAAATATTTCGTGTGGAGTGCAATCTTTGATAGGTTTGTTATCATCATATTTAACTTTTTTTCTGTTTTCTCTTCCGCCATTATGAACCACTGGATCTATGTGATGCAAATGTAAATCTTCTTTACTTCCACATACTGCACAAAAATCCAGTTTCATCATTTCACCTCACAAGATGCCATCACTTCAGTCAGAAACGCAACCGTATTGATTTCTTGATCGGCAACAAATGCAGACTTATATTGATAGTCGCCAAGCAAAATGATCAGTTGAGGTACTGATTGCGGAGTAAAGTATTCTACTGAGTGTTCAAAGAAGTTACGGAAGAGAACCGCGGGTTCATTGTCAAGATTTTCAGCAACCCACTTACGCATGGTCGTGAAATCTTTTTCTTTGATTGCGGAGACAAGAGTTTTGATTGATACTTCAGTCATGTTAGACAATAGACCAGTATCAATCTTACCTGTTGCAGAATATCGTTGAAGTTCGTTCAACACTCTGCGCCAGTCAGGAAAATGTTTCTTGATAAGTTCTGCTACAACCTTTTCTTCGTAAGGCACATTTTCTTTATCGAGAATGGACATTACTCGCTTCATGAATTGTGAAGCAAGTTTAGGTTTGTCTTTTGAATTTATCTTAAATTGTACAACCGAGCACCGGCTATGTAGTGGTTCAATAATTCGGTTGAGAAAGTTACAAGTAAGTATGAAACCGCAATTACTAGAATACTCTTCCATAAAATTGCGTAGTGCTGGTTGAGTAGATTGAGGATTAAGATAATCAGCCTCGTCAAGTATAACATACTTGCGACCACCAACAAATGACATAGTACTGGCAAAGTTTTTAATTTCATTACGGAGCGTATCGATATTGCCATTCATACTCCCATTGATTACGATATAAGAACACCCAAGTTCTTCTAGCATCGCCTTCGCAATAGTAGTCTTACCGACACCCGGACCACCTGCAAGAATTAGATTTGGTATTTCTTTCTGTTCTACAAATTGTTGAAATGTTTTTTTAAGATCAGCAGGAAGAATGGTGTCTTCTACAGTCTTAGGACGATACTTCTCGACCCACAAGAATTCTTCTTTCATCATTCACCTCATTCATAACATAAAAAATATATTCTAACATAAACAATGTTAGAATGCAATAGAGTGTTAGGTAGTCAATACTCTCTTCCAAGAACCGTTAATGTTTAGATAAAGTTCTCCATCAGGACCGGGCACCATCTTCACATCAACATGCTTTTCTGTTCCTGGAACAAATTGATTTTGATTTGGACCAATACACATAACATATGGGCTATCTGGACAATGTGGCTCTGGTGGTTTTACTTCGCCATAAGTTCTCATCAAAGAAAGAGTTGATGCTGGAGTTTTTTCAATCTTTGAAATTATTTCTGGATCAACTGTAGGTATTGGCGCATTAACTATCTGAGTTTCTTTGACTTCACGAATTACAACTGGCGCCATAAGTCCAGTAGCAAAAGCACCAACAAGACCTGCGCCTTTGAAAAACTTTCTGCGACTTACTTGGTTAGAATCCATTTGGCAATCTCCTGTGCATCTGTTTCAATCACTTGTTTTTGCGCTGGCATAGGGATTGCACCCCAAACGCCTTGTGCGCCATTACGAATCTTGCCAGCAAGATAATTAACATTGTCGCCTTTCGTTTTGTACTTTGCAGAGATATCTTTGAATGCAGGACCAACAACTTTCTTCTCTACATTGTGACATGCGACACAACCATACTTCTTAATGAGGTCTTCGCTTGCATAGATTGAGGGTGAGACTAAAAGTAAAGCGAGTAAAAGTTTTTTCATGGTATTACTCCTCGTAACTAGAACCAACTTCGGTTGCAATCCAATACTCAATTGCATCTTTCTGATTCTTGAAATGTAGAATACCTTTTGAAATCATTGCTACATCATAAGAGCCAGGAATCATTTTAAGATTTTCTGTGACAAAGATCATTCTGAATTCTGCATCGGTTTCACCCACTTGAATTGAGAAATCATCAGAATCGTTATTCTTCACATCAACGGCAGAGATAGTGATCTTTTTGCGATCACCTTTGATTACGATGTTAGGCAATGCAAGCACCGAGGACAGTTTCAATACTTGAGAAATATCATCTTTTGATAGCGAAAAATTCACTTTGGCGTTTTTCGTATCAATGTCTTTTTCTGGCGGTGCAACTACCATAGTAGTTTCGCATAGCCCATAGTTTGCACTTGAGCCGCCAGAGGTAATCTTGATAGAATTCGTGCCTTCTTTGATAGACAAGTCTGGATCCTTTAACGATCCTAACAATGCGAGTAGGCGATTGAGATCATAAATTGCGAATTCACGATCAAAGGTTTCTGCTATGGTTGCTCTTGCCATAACATTTTGTTGACCGCTGATAGTACGCAACACATTACCAGGCTTGAATACAATACCTTGATTAATGGTCGCAAAATTTTTCAGAACGGTCAAAGTTGATTCACTCAGTTTCATTATTTACTCCTTCATATAAGTCATGGACATACAACATAATCATAGCATAGTGTAAAACTTTTAGCAAGTCTTTACGATTCTTACCTTCTTTCTTGCCATATCTCTGAGCATATTTGATGATGTTACCACGACAGAATCCAATACCATCTCCATTGTCGATAATGAATTCTGTCGTTTGAAATTTGCTCTGAGAGTAATGTTCACCATATGTCTTGTCAATGTACTCTTTCAATTCGTTGATAAGAGCCGCTTCATTATATTTGTACTCAATCATAATAAAAATCCAATCTTACTTTTTAGGAGATTTATCACTCGCAGTTGGTGATGCGCCTACTGCCGCAAGTGCCGCCAATGAACCACCAAAGATATAAGTACCAGCATGTTTGAGTTTGACCCAAGGAAGCATCCATACTTTCAAACCAATGTCTCTTGCGTATTGGCAGAACATATAATCTTCAGAGAGATAACGCTTTGATACAGGATCGATAACGCAATCAAAGTATGCCATAATCTCACGCGAACCATCAAAGTTCTTTGTGCGAACATGATCTGGTTTATACATGCGCTCTGGGAATGCCTTGTCGAATGCTTCAAACACTCTGCGCTTGATCAGCATGAAACCAGTGCCGCCTTCTTTCACTTGTACTGGCTCATCAATCTTGAATGATGTAATCTCTTCAGTTGGATTGAAAACATAGTCTCCAACAAATTCTTCAAGCACCAATGGATTCTTGTCTGCAAATCCACGATCAACTGCTTGCTTGATTTTCTCCCAAGAAATTGCTTTCTTTGGATATGGACCGCATACAATATCCATGTCTTCATTCTTGATTGCAAAGTGTGACATGACCAAAACATCTTGTGCTTCGAAATGAATGTCACTATCGATAAAGAGAAGATAGTCATAACCACTTCGCAAAAATTCATCTGCTAAGTAGTTTCTCGCTCTGGTGATTAGTGATTCGTTAAACATGAAAAACAGTTTAACATCGATTTGGTGTTTGGTACATAGGATCATCAAATCTGCAAGTGCTTTGGTATAAGCACCATGACATTGCCCACCATACATTGGTGTTGCAAGGAAGATTTTCTTTGACCGGAGTTCTTCAATGTTTAGTTCAAGTTGCATATGTTCTCCATTATAAGGGAATGATAAGTGTTTTATTTATATATGCGAAAAGAGGTCGCATTTAGCGACCTCCTCTAATTAATACCGCTGATTAGAACGGAACTTCTTCTTCGTTTTTCACTTCGGTAGTTTCTACTGGAGCGGCAGTAGAATCGATACCAGCATCAATCTTGGTGTAAAGATCAAGGAAAGAAGTCTTTGTCTCGCCATCGAATCGATTGATACAGTACTGAATCGCATCCATCTTATCACCAAAGATTGTATATGCTTCGGCAATGTGGACAAGGCGGCGAGTAGAAATCAATTCATCAATCGCACCCTCTTCGAATGTCTTACGAATGATATCAGCCCACTTCACAAGATTGGTAGCAAACTCTTCATCTTGAATGTTAAGACTGGTAAACACTTTCTTGAGAATCTTTGTCTCAATAGAAGTGGAAGGATATTCTTGCTCGACTGTAATTGGGAATCGCTCAAGGAATGCATCATCAAGAATTGTAGCCGCCATGTAGCGACCAGTCTCATCACCCTTACCCTTGGTGTTAGCGGTAGCGATAATGTTGAAACCGGAAACAGGTTCGACAAACTCACCAGTCTTCTTAATCAGAATACCCTTGCCTTCAAGAATACCTTGCAGACACATAAGTTTGTTAGAGCCACGATCAATCTCATCAAGCACAAGGACAGAGCCACGCTTCATTGCTTGGATAACAGGACCGTCAAACCATTTGGTCTCACCGTCA